GTCCTCTCTGCCGCGCTGGAGGTAGTCCACGTCCATCTGGCGCTGACGGTTGGCCAGGAAGCCGGCCAGAGCCTGTAGCGGGTGTGCCATCTACTCTACCCCTCTCGACCTTCCGCACCGCCGGTGAGGTGGTCGTATGCCGAAATGGCGATCTGCGCCCCGGCGGCTAATTGCTCCCACCTGTCCCGAATCTCTTGAAGTTCAAGGTCGATCTGGCCTTGCGTGAGGTTTCTCTGTTCGCCGTAGATCCTGAACTGCCGCTCAAAGTCCTTGTCCCACACGCCCTGGGCGAACCCGGCAAGCCGAAGGGAGTTTGACCATTGGGCCAAGTCGTTGCGGGCCTTCGCCTGATGAGCCTGACCGGCACCCTGGAGGCGCATCCTTCCGATGGCCTGACCGCGCTCCGTCTGCGCTGCACGACCAGCACCATAAGAGCCAGGGGAAAGCGTCCCGCGTTGAGCCTGTGACGCTCCCGTTTTCCACCCCATTCGCCGGCCCTGCTGATCGATGTCCGACATGAGCGACTTGTAGTAGGGGCCCTGCTCGTAGCCAGTCCCAGGCGCCGTGCGGAGTTGCCTTCGCATGTCTGCGAACAGACCCTCGGCCCCAGGAGCCATAGCCTGCGGAAGTCCAGGGATCTTCCCCTCAAGATCCTTGAGCTTTTGGGCGCGAGCCTCCCGGCCCGCCTCCTCCTCTCCAGACTCAATCCCCGGGATCCAATCGTAGAGGTCGTGGACGTCGTAGTCGGGGCCCTTCGTGAACGCCTTTTTTAGAGTTTCCCACATATCGTCCTCCTACGCCTGGTGCAGCGCCTTGCAGTGTACCCAGATGTGCGGGTCCGTCACGCCGTGGGTCGCCAAACTGTCCGTAGCCACCCGGATCTCAAGAGCCTGCGAAGTCGTCATCGCCTGCGACATTCCGCTGCTGCTCACGATGCCGCCCGCCGTGAACGTCAGTGGAGAGCCAATGGCGGATCCTGCCACGAACAACTGCGCCGTGTTGTTGCGTGTTGTCGGGCCACCCTGCGACGACGCCCGACAGTAGACTGAAATGCCGATCGCCGTGGCGTTCACCGGAATCTGAAAGAGCGTGTTCAGCGTGTTCTGGTTGGAGTCGACGCCAGGGACAGCCGTGGCGAACTCCGAAGTCGTGATCGGACTTGTCACGCAGGCGGTCAGCGCATCTGGGGAGTTCACCGGCTTGACCAGCACCGAGAAGTCGGCGTTGGGAGCGGCGAGTTTCGCCGTGGTGACAGACCCGTTCTCGATGTTGGCTGCGTCGATGTCACCGTTCACGATCCCCGTGATGTCGGTTTTCATCTGCTCAAGCAGCGTGTGTGTCAGCGTTTCGCCGTTCACGAAGGTATGGGACCAGACGATGTTAGCCATCACTTCACTCCGAAAACGACGAGTTCGTCGCCGTTCGTGTCAGCGTCTACATACAACTGCCCTGGCCGCTCAAGTCGCAAGGGGCCGTGCGTGATCCCAGGACGGATCGAAAGGCCAACCTTGGCCCCACCGGCATTGGTTACGCCAGAGTCACCGACATATACAGGATTGGTGTTCCCAATGGGGGCCTGCAACGTAACCTCAAGGGCGGAGTCCCCTGCGGGCACGGAGACTCTGGTTCCGGCGGCAGCAACCACCACAACCTTGTGGTAGACAAGCCGCCCGCCTTCCTCGCGGGTCGTAATGCGCCCCGACATGGTGCGCTCTTGGATCTCTGTACTCACCGCCTAGCCCTCGGGCGCTGTAACGTGTCGATCTCCGCACCACGCACGTCGAACTTGTGTTTTGCAAGGGCGACCGTCTGGATCCCAATTCTGCCGTAGCGACCGAGACCGCCACTGTGGACGTCCAAGCGCTTTCCGTGGTCCTCGGCACCGCCTAGTCGGCTTGTACCAAGTACAAAAGCACCAAGAGCAGCCCCACCACTGTCGTCGTCGGGCGCAAAAGTCACCGACTGCGAGTTGAACAGTGCCCCGTCGAAAGGCTGTTCGTCCAGCCTCCACCAAGCCGTGACATTGCTGTCCATCGTTGGGCGCACCATCGGGCGAATGTAGCGCCAACGCTTCACCGAGTTCATCCCGTAGTCGACCGGCCCGCTCTCCCAGCGAGAGACAAACCCGCTGATAGATCCAGAGTCCTGATTGTCGGCAGAGTCTCCATAATCAAACCTCTCATAGTCAAGGTTCTCAAGAAGATCCTGCGTGACACCGTACATTTCGGTGCCTTTTTCGTTGGTGGCAAATCCGCCAAGACGCTTCTTTACGGTGAACTCGTAGAACTCAAACATGGACCACGCCGGCACCCCCCCGTGCCCAAACCTGTAGTCCATGACAAAGACCACATTGGGGGCTCCTGCTCCCATCGGGATGCTCAACCAGACTTGGCGCTTCTTCGGGTAGTGAACAGCGTGGGCTCCACCCATGTCGCCGCCCTCGATCGCCTGCAACATCGTGCGGCTGATTGGGGCGGAAAGGTGGTGCAGGCTCCTGCCATCAAAACCGTAGAAGCCGTCTGACGACAAGAACATCGTCATGCCTTCGACGTCATCAATGATCGTTCCGTGAGCGACGCATCCCCGGCTGGACTCAATTTCCCTGTAGACCTGATGGGATGGGCCATCCACCCGAAACAGGCTGATCGACCTGTGCCTGAACACGATGATGTGATCAGCCCTAGACGCTATCCCGGTGATCGGGCTTGAGTCGCCAATGGTCGGAACGTGAATGTTCTCCAGGGGCCAACCGCGAACGTCTCCGAGGTTGGAAAACCAAAGGGCCGAGTCTTTTACGAAGCCCATCTCCTTCACGAACATGTCGATGTTCGCCAGGACAAGCCTGCCCTTGTGTGAGCGACAGAAGCGAGCCCTGATGTTTTGAGTTACATAACTTCCGGGGTCGTCGCTGTAGGGAGAATCTGGAAGCTCCCCCTGGTGGAAGTGGTCAACAGTCCTGTTCACGCCAACAAGAGACACGAAGTTGCCCATTCCACCAGGGCCAGCAGGGGGTGGTGCCTGACCGTCCCAATAGAACACAGAGGGCGCAGCGTGGTTCCTGTGGTCCGTGCAGACGACCGGGGTCCTACCGATCCCCCCAAGGTCCCTGAACGGGCAACTGTCCCATCTGCTCTTGGGATCTCGGATCCTTCCGTGCAGGGCTCCGTCCGTAAGTTCATAGGACGTAACGCCACTCCAGTTGCCCCAATCGGAGTCTGTCTTGACGAAAAGGCGATAATGGTTGTTGAGGGCTCCGGCGAGCGGAACGTACCCGACAATGATCAGGTTTGGGCCGTCGTCTCCGTATAGGCGAAAGTGCTTTACCAGCTTGATCGTAGCGGCAGCATCGGGGATGCCGGTCATCGGTTGGCCGTTGATGTCGTCCTGTATCAACTGCGTCCCACGCCGGGTGGACACGCCTCCGTTGACGTACTCGACGTTGAGCGCCTGGGTGGAGTGCTCGGGCGACGCGTGCTCGGGAAAATCAGTCAGTCCCCTCGTCGGAGGACCGATCTTCACGATTCGGCGTCGCCCGGCCACCCCTACGCCTTGTCCGCCGCGGTGCTGGCGGTGCGCTCGGCGTACATCTTGGCGCGGGCGTCCGAGTGCCCGCCGGCCTTGTGCTTCGCAAACTCTCGATCGAACGTCGACTTGTAGGCGTCGCCACGGGCGTCTCGGTCGGACGACTCAGCGGCCATCGCCTTGCCACGCTCCGCACGGGCGGCGTGAGCCTCCGCACCCTTCACCCGACCACCGACCTTCATGGCCGGCAGATTGCCACTCTCGGCGGCGGCCAAGTTGGCTGCGACGTCCTCGACAATGCGAGGGCCGCTGTCCGACGTGATGGTGCGAGCCACCAACTCCGCCTGCTCGCTCATCGTCGCCGGGATCTCCTCGGGGTGAGCCTCGAAGTACGCCTTGGTCAACTCCGCATCCGTCCAATCGAAATACTCGATCGGGAACCCGTTGGCCTTGCACCACGCCGACAGAAGGATCTCGTCGGTGCGGCTCGAACCCTTCACCAACTCCATGTAGGGAAACTCCATGTCCCCGGCCTTGGCGGTCGGCAAGTCCTTGAGCGAAGGGCGTCCTCCGGCGACCCACGACTCATGCTGCGTGTGCCCCTCGGGGATTCCTGTGAAAATCAACGGCATCTGTTCCTCCCTAGTAGTACTGGCCCATGCCGCTGGTGTAGTCGGACCCGTCTGTCACGACGACGTGGCGGCTGTTGGCCGAGTTGCGCTCCTCGATGTTCGCCTTGAGGCGGTTGAGAAGCTCTGTGTAAGTGGTCCAGTCGTCTTGCCAGGAAGAATCCTCCTCCTTCTTCTTGGCTTGGACCACGGCGAAAAGCACCAGCAAGTCGTGGTGCGTGCTTGGAATCTCGTAAGGCGTGTTGGTCGCTGCGCCCACATCGGTCAGGTCCGCAGGAGCGCCAGGAATGTAGCGCAGCCGCAACGTCTTGGCACTCTGCGGAATCGGGGCCAGAGACAGGTTCATCGGGTTGCTCCCCCACCACGCCCCGACGTTGCCCGAGGATACGGACGTCGAGGTAGGCGTGCCCGACTGCACTGTCACCAACTCGTTGTAGGGGATCAGGTCGATCTTCGTGCCGATGGCGGTGGCGCTCGACGTGATGTCGAACACGCCCATGATCTTCAAGGGATCAACTTCAAGATTGAAGATCCCGCCGGCCGTGCCATTCACACCATTGATGGCGACCGACCTTGCGCCTGACGTGTAGGTGCCAGTCGCCTCGGCCGTCAGGGTGGGCCCCTCCAGTTCAGCGATCTCGGCGTAGACCTGACGACGACCGTTGTTGATCCACTCGTTGACCTCCGCCTGCGTCCAGAACACGCCACTCGCCGGAATGTCGTTACCGACAAGAGGTTGATCGAGCCGGCGACTGACCGACCTTCGCATTTCAAGAAGCGTCGCCATCTACAGCCTCGACGGACCGGCCATGCCGGCGCTGAAATACTCACGACCGCTGAAACCAGCCTCCACGGCCGCCGCATGATCGAAGCGAGAAGCATGACGAAGCTCCCCGTGGTCGATCTTGTCCAACGCATCCATGCGCCGGGCACGGCTGGCCTTCTCCGACAACTCGTCGCTGAACGCCTCGGTCGTCTGGTAGTAGTCGCGAATGTTCTTGAGACGCGGAGACCAGTGGCTACGAAGGTACGCCACCAACTCGCCGCAGTTTGCGCTGGTTCCCCACCACGGAGGACACAGCTTGAGGCCCATTACCTGACCTGACTTGCCCTTGAGCGTCAGCCTCCACGCCCCGTAGGACGCACCAGACGGACGATCCGACACACCCCACGTCGTCCACCACTGACCCATCGGTCGCCACTCCAGGGACAGCCTGGGGTCGATCTCCGCCATTCCACGCACCACCGTCGCATCAGGACGGCGATCAGACGTGGCTCCGGCGTTGATCGGAGCGGCACGCTGCACAGGACGACGCTTCATGTCGACGTCCCACGCCCCGTTGACCGCTTCGGGGATCATGGAGTCTTTGGTGTGTACGGGCATGAGCCTCCTTGGACCCCCCGGGCCGCCACCAAGGACGACCCGGGGAGAAGTTCGCCCCTCGACTAGAAGTCGTAGACGCGAGCCGCACCGATGCCGAACGCCTCGTCAGCGCCGCCGATGCGAACCATCTTGCCCAAAGCGTTGGGCTGCGTGGTGCCGAGGTTGAAGAACGCGCGGAACGAGAAGTCCCACTCGTCTCCGCCGCCGCCCGACTGCCGCAGGACCGAACCGTCCTCCTCGATCAACTCGACGTCGCGCAGCACGTAGTTGTGCATGGCGTCGAGGTTGATGGAGTAGAGGCGGTCGTAGGGGCATTCGCGATCCACCACGATCGGAATGTCCCGGTCTCCGGCGTTGTAGACCAAAGCCTCGGCCTTGAAGCCGCCGGGGAAGGTCTGCGGGACGAAGCGCCGGTCGCCCACCATCAACTGCTGGATGGCGTACTGCACCGAACGGTGGGTGAGGAACAGGTCAGGGTAGGTGCCCGACCGCTCCTCCGTCCGGTAGACGAGGTTCTGGAGGCTCGCCTCGGTCATGGCAACGCCACCGAGGTCCATCACGTTGCCGCGCCAGAACTCGTTGTTGTTGGGAGCGCCGAGGGCGTCCAACGTGTTCCGGTCGATGCCCTCCAACGTGTCCAACTGCACGCCGGCCGCACCAACCGCAGTCGGCATGGTCGTCGTGTCATCGATCAGGTGCTCCAGGCCGTTGAGGGCTCGGAACCCCGGGGCGAGGGTCGTCTGCGTTCCGGTGCGGACCACCAAGTCGCCAGCGGCAACACCAGCGATTGCGCCGTTCAGGGTAATGACCGTGCGAGTGGCAGGGTCGACAGACGCGACGGTGTTCGTCCCAAGGACCGTCCCCGGAGCACCGGCGACGTCGATGACGTCGAGAGACTGCCCGACGCTGATGTAGCGGTTGCCGTGAGAACGCCACGCGTTGAGGTTCTGCACCTGATCAAGCGTGAGAACAGCGCCGGCAACACCAGCGACCTGGGCCAGAACGCCCATCGGGGTGCCGTAGGTGTCGACGTTGAAGTCCTTGCGGGCGTCAGCGATCAGACCGTCGACCTCGACCTTGATCATCTCACCGAAGGCCGTGTCGTTCCCCTCCGAAGCCGCAGCGCCGAAGGCCGTGAAGCCGCCGGTGCCGTGGTACAGACGGCAACCAACCTGAGCGTTGGCGAAAATCTGCCGACCCGAAGCGGGCAGGGCCGTCTGCTCGCCGCCGGGACGCGTGGTCCGGTTGCGGGCCGTGCGAAGCGAGTGGAAGAAGTTGCTGCCGCCCCATCGCTCCTTGCCGATCTTCTTGAAGATGCCGAAGGCGATCGTCTCGTTGTTGAGTTGGTCGTGAATCCCGGGACCGTACTTCCGCTTGAGAAGCGCCCCGGCCAGTGCGTGCGTTTGTGCCATCGTCTATATCTCCGTCGCTGGAGGGGCTAGAAGCCGTGCTCCGCGAAAATTTCTTTGGTCAGTTTGTCATCCCACTCCGCACGCTCGGGAGTGCCCCACGATGGGGCCTGCTCCGTTGCGGGTGAAGTCGGGGGCGAAGGCGAGTGCGTCGCGGAAGCCGTGGCCGCCGCTTGCTGCGCCTTGGTCTTGGCCCAAGCCTCCTGTCGGGAAGCGAGAGCATCTTGTTCTTCCTTGTGCAGCGCAGCGACTTCCGCCTCGGCGTCGAACGCACTACCGTTGGCGTTAGCCAGGAAGTAGCGTTCAGCGAGCCGGTTCTTCACCGACTTCACGTTGAGCCAGTCGTCGTGCGCCAAAACAGCCTTGTCGATGGACATGGCCGTCATCTGCCGCCGAGTGCTTTCGGCACTGTCCTGGGCAAGTCGTTTCGCTTCTTCCGCCGCCTTCAACGCCGCCCTTGCCTGCTTCTCCGCAGGGTCGGCCCATTCGTCCTCGGGAGGCTCCGGCGCCGGGGCTTGAGACTGCAAACGCACGGCTTCCTGATACCGCGCCTCCGCAACCGCCCGGGCCCTCGCCTCCTCCGCCGCGACTGTTTCCGCTTCGGACTTCGCCGCTAGGAGTTCCTTGATGCGAGCTTCCGCCCGATTAGGTTCCTCCGTCTGCGGCTCCGCCACTTCTTCCACCTGACTTGCCTGTTCATCGGACATCAGCAGTTCCTCCCATCTCGACGGCATCGCCCTTACGCCGGGCCGCGAAGATCCCGTGTTGATATACACCCGGACGAAGCCCGGGCTCCCACCCCATCGTCACGCCCTTGCGCCGGGCAGCGAAGTGACGATGGACCAACATGAGGGGCATTAGAACCCCTCTCCGCCTGGACTTGGCGTGTTCTGCGGAGCACCGAATGGCGACGGTCCGCCATTTGGCGGGGGAGGACCGCTTCCCGGCGGCCCGCCTCCCGGTGGTCCCGCAGGACCCATAGGTCCAGGCGGTGCTTGTTCAGGGCCAGCCGGTCCTCCAGGGCCACCACCTTGTAGCCCAACCATCTGACCCATCATTTTCTGTTGAATCTGCGCCTCATGCTGGGCGTAGTTCTGCGCCAAGGCCGCTGCCGCCTCGGGGAACTTCTGCGTCCAGCCACGGTCCTGCAACTTCTTCGCATGGATCCGCATGTGCAACTTGTCGTTCTCCCAAGGCAGAACCGCAAGCTCGACGCCCTGCTCCGCGTCGATGTGCTCTTGGTACGCCTGCAAGCGATCCACGTCGTCCAGGGTGACGCGGCTGGAGACAGACGGCATGTCGAGCACACGCATCAGCCTGTCTCTGTCGATCTCGCCGTCCTCGTTCATAAAGAGGAAGGGGGCAATCTGTAGCATCTGGAGCGCACGGTCCTGCTGCGCCGCCTTCGACCTTGGTTGCAGAGAGCCGTGGACGATGGTCACGTCCTCGATGCGCCCAACGTCCGAAGCCATCATGTGATGCACGCGTGGGCGGCCGGTGTCTCCGATCACCCGGAAGGAACGGTCCTCCGTGTAGAACCGTTGCACCAAGTTCAGGACGAGGCGACCGGCGTTGCGAAGGGCGCTCTCCGTCTGCATCGCCAGTGGCACGAAGGAGCGCATCGCCGCCTCTTGCAGCCCGAACAGGGCGGAGGCGGAGCGCACGTTGGGAGGGTTCTGCCCGACGAGGGGATCGTTGACGCCCGTGATCGTCTGCATGGCGTTGAGCGCCAGAGCCATGACCTGCGGGTGAATCGTCGGAGCCGGCGGCGGAGAAATGGGGATCACCTCGGAGCCGGGGGTCTTGATGATGACCTCCCCGGGCCGGTCGTTGATCGACGTCTCCTTGATGCCTGCGTGCTTGTCGGCAATCCACTTCGGGTTGCCCATCAGGTTCATAATCTCGTGGTAGCGAGACAGCGCCCGGTTGTGCATCGTCTGGAGTGGGCGAAGGTGCTTGATGTAGCCGTCAGCCCAGAAGCGACCCGGGATCTTGACCGCCGGGAAGTGCACGTAGGGGAAGCGCCCACCGTAGGGGTTGGCCCTCTCGTCAAGCGTTCGTCCGTTGGCAACGGTGACGACTCGCCCCTCCGGGTGCTTCTTCGTCGGCCTCTCCCACCACTCGTACAGCCTGACCTGGGACTTGGCGTCCTCGGATGCTGACGTACTCGTTCCGCTGCCGAAGCGAAGCGACTGCTCGTAGTTGTAGAACTCCTCGGCGGAGACGTCGGGCGCCACGTTGGACACCTTGGCCCCAAACTTCTCCTTGAGCACGTCCACATGGACGTAGGTCTCTTGGCACACCCAGCGGGCGTCCTCCAGCCGAGAGGCCGAGGGGTCGACCATCATCTGGAAGGGCGACACCACCCGGATCTGCACGTCTCCGACGTTGACGACCTGCATCTGCGGGTCAGGCTCGTCGGTCATGCCTGGGAGGAAGAAGTCGTCCACCTCCGCTTCGGCCCTCTCCTCGCCGGGGGTGTGGGCGTCCTCGGCCTTGGGGGCGTCCTTGGCTCCTGCGGCGTCGCTGCCCAGGGGCAACGGAACCAGCACTCCCTTGCCGGCGGACGAGTCCCAGTCGATGCGCCAGAACGCGTTGCCGGTGGTCAGGGACCAGAGCAGGGCCTCGCCCAACTTGTCCGTGCAGTCGAGGCGGTCCCACTGGTAGGTCAGCAGGGCCTCAAACGCTTCGGCGGCCAGCACGTCGTCGTCGTCCTCGGTGCGGGGCATGGCCGAGTACATGGGGCGGCGCTCGGTGAGCATCGCCTGTTGGCGCATGACCAGAGGGAGGATCTGATTGTCAGTGAGGCGTATGCGCCACGGCAGGACGGGGCGCTGCCGCAGCTTGCCCGCTCCGTGGTCCCACACTGTCCACTGATCGCCACGGTAGAAGGCGATTCCCTCCCACCACTCCCAGAGGAATTGCTGGAGAATGTCCTTCGTCTCGGAGACGAGAGACAGGACCTCCGCTGCCGTGTCGTCCTTCCCTCCGACACTCTTGAACGGGAGGATTCCAGCCATCAGTGCTGCCTAGCCGTCTGCTTCTGGTTCCACGACATGACGTGCTTCGGATTGTTTGGATCCAAGCCGCACTCCTCCATCATCACTCTGGCGAGTGCTTCCTCCGTGTCGTGGTATCCGGCGGCCGTGTGCTCTTTGATGCGAGACTCAAGGATGGTCTGTGCGCCGGTATGTGCCGACTCGCTGACCTTGCTCGCCTCTCGCACGGCGTCGGCTTTCGCCACCTCCATCGCATCCTCCGCCCTGATGCGGTCGATTACGCCGTGCATGAACTCGTTGGCCTGCCCTCGCTCCACGCGCGCCTCCCCCGTCACCCGCCAAACCACGAAGGAGAGGCAGGCGGCGAGGAAGGAGCAGACGGCAGCGATCGCGTAGAACGCTGCAACTGGTACGCCGTGGTCGACCGCTCTAGCTTGCGCTGGACGGAATCGAGGACGCCTTCTTCACCTTGGCCGCCATGTTGGCCTTGGAGCCGCCGCCGACAGACGAGTCGGTGGTAGCCATCTTCTTCTGCACAGGATCGTTTCCAGAGTCCTTGGCCGGGAACATCCGACCACCCTTGCCCTTGCCCATGTCGCTACTCCTAGTAGTTCTCTCCGAGAGTGGGATGAACGTCCCCCCCTCTGCCAATTTCAGCAAGAAAGGCGAAGTCGTTAGGAGCGACGCCCTTTTCGTTGTCGACAGTCTTGGAGGCGACAATGCCACCAAGTCCGCCTTCTATTACACCGCCAACGAGAGCGATGCCAAGTGATGTGATTCTGTCGTCGTAGGAATGGGGGCCGCCGGAGGGCTGTTCCTTCGCCCTTCCGGTAGCACCCGTGACCAACACCCACTCCTGCATTTCCCGCACAGTTGCTAGGTCATTGATCACAAGGTCGTTCTTTCGGATGGCGGATTTCAGGGCCGCCACCATCTGTGCGCGGGACTTGGACGACATCTTCCAACCCCACACCGGCTGTGGCTTCTTCGACACACCGTCGAACGACATGCGCTGATACAGGTCCCAATACCCGAGATCCTGCACCTTGGTCAGCGTGTGAATCCCGGGCCCGTCGACCTCGATGACCAGCAGGGCGTCGTTGTAGTGGCGAGCCAGCCCGTAGATCAGCAGCCCCATCTGGTCCGGGTCGAGCCTGCCGTGGGCGATGGCGACCTGTTCCCAGGATTGCTTGTCGATGACCTGGGCGCAGGCGAAGTCACCCGCCGGCTTGCCGTAGCAAAGGTCCACGCCGATGACGTACTGGCGACCCGGGATCGGGTTTTCGTACAGGGCGACTGGGCCGTCCTCGTCCCTTCTCCACGCCCACGCCACGTCGTCGTTGACGAAGGAGGCGGGGTCCACGTCGTAGTCGCCACGGGTCGGAGGCTTGGCCTTCGCCCTGCCGATGCACTGGTCCTCGTAGTTGGCGAGCGACCCCATGTCGAACACCTTGCGCCCGCTGGAGACGAACGCCTCCGTGGGGGTGGAGGGGTACTCCTGATGGAACATGTGGACGT